GTTTATTTTCATAATCTGCCTCATAGCGAAAAGCCATATAGAGTGATAGGGAAGATAAGTCAAGAATCTCGTGAATGTCTTCATTGATAACGATGTACCTAGATTTAACACGCTTTAATTCGAAAGATGATGCATTTTTAAACTGAGACATGGTATAATTACTCCTGTGATGTTGAGTCACGTTGGTTAAAGTAACGCAAGTATCTGGGGAGATAATTCATTGCGTTACGCTTTTAGGGCAGGATGCCCAATTTAAATCTTATAGGTCTTTAAGCAATCTCAGGGCGATAGCTATCCGTGAATCAAGTTCACTCTGGGTTATCCCTGGGAAATCTCTTAGAATTCTTGCGCGCAACACGTCCAATATGTTCATCTTTGACATCCTTAGTCAGCTTGATAGAAATATATTTTAAGATAATGCTTGATAAAAGCACTGTGTGGAGTATAATTGACATATGGTAAATCCTTCTCTCGTAAGGGTTTGCACAGAGAACTATCTTGCTTCAATCCCAAGGTAGTTCTCGATTAATTGATGATAAATCTACTCTGAAAGCTGTTCTAATTCAAGATCTAAATTATCTCGAATATACTCAAGAATAGTATGACTAAAGATGCCATCAGCAAATTTGGTGTGCAACTCCCCAGTCATTTCAGTATCTTGAGTTACATCGTCATGTAGTTCCAGTCGGTTAGATTCCATATCCCATTCTACACAGAGCAATCCACGGGCAGACTTCTTGCTGCCATCCGCAGTAATTGGGTCTTTAAAGATAGCTCGACGTTCGCCATTAATGACAGCACTTGTTGCCTTCATTGCAAAGCCAAAAGTATCGCGTGTGACGTATTGATAGGTATAAGAGCCAATCCCGAAGATAATATTGCTTGAGCAGAAGCCCAAGTTCTCCATCGCTTCGAGTATTTCACTAGCTCGCTCGACGGTGATCGCGTCTCCGTATATGAGTCCGATTTTGGGGTTAAGAACCTTGTAGCCTGCTTCATTGATCGTTCCTCCGAAGGTTTCCCAGAGACATTTGAGTGCGCCTTTATAGCTAGGGCTGTTGTATGGATGATCATAGTACCCAGTGATAATATCCAGAGGGTCACCAGAATCAGGACGCACCACAACTTTCCCTTCACGCGCATTTATTTCATCCTTAAGCTTGGGCAAGTACTCGGTCAATGTTCTCCAGAAATCATACGAATCGCCTACAATTGATACAATTCCAGTTGGGTAGGTTTCTGTAATTAAGCGCTTAATAGTGTTGAATTCACCCTCTGAGCCATCGCAACACATAACACTATGCTCTGTAGCGGGAACGCTAGTACCGACTACGCTAGTCTTATATCCTTCGTAATATTCATTCATGTAATTTATAGCAGGAACGCAATCAGTGCCTTTAAAGCTCGTCAAATGGGCTGCACCTGATATTGTTGCATCTTCAATTCCTGACATCCCCCTAAAGCTGAAATCATGCGCTTGATAATCGACGAAACTTCTATCTGCACCCGTCTTAATAGCATACTTAGTCAAGAGTCTCTTGAATTCAAATGCAATCGTGGCTGAGGTCATGGGCTTCCAAAGACTTGCGGAGATAGCAGTTTCAAGGTAGTTGGTAAGCCAAAAGAAATCAGGAAGAGTATTAACTATCGTCAAGACTGGAACGCCTATTGGAACTCGAACACCTTCATCGATAGCTTTGATTCTGATTGGAAGATACCCGAGGTCGTGTAGAGCTTCAATGTGGCTACAATCGAAATCTTTAATTCCAAGGGCTTTATGCATCATATCCTTGTACTTCGCAATTATATCTTTCTTCTCTTGCCGGAAGAAAAATCGATACCATGAGTAAAGATATTGACTAAGGAATGCTTCAATCCCAAACACTACTACCTGATTGTCGAAGTCTGGCAATAGGCTATGACAGGGCTTCACATATCTCGGGGTAAAGTTACTGTAAATCTCGGTCGTGCCAGCAGGATATTGTCTCCTATGGTCGACCTTGTAAAAATCGATAGCAAATAGTGGATTAAGATACATGTGGAAATTCCCTTAAGATAGTAAGACGCTCGGAAGATTGGTATTTGTCATCGTGCAGGACGTGGTGACAGTAGATATGCTTGTAATACTCCAGTAGCTCGTCTAACCCCTTACTGAAGATGCCGTGAGTGACATAGAGATATAGGTTCTCGCTAGTAGTCTTGCGAAGTTCCTTGGCTACCTCGATAAATGTTCTACCACCATCGCAAATATCATCCACTACTAGGATTTCCCAGCCGTCAGTGTCACGATTATACTTATTCGGCTTAATTCCTGTAATCTCGCCAGTGGCAGGACATCTCACTTTATCGAAATGTATAGAAAATCCTAAGTCAAATGATTCCGCAATGTCATCAGCTTTAGATCTGGCACCCTTGTCTGGAGCACATAGGATAAGGTTATCTAAGTCGAAGTTATCTAAGAGCTTGTAGCGCCTGAATATATCTACTGAATGAATATGGGTGAAGCCAAATTCAGATAGATATTTATTTATGGCTTCAGTATTATGCACATCCCAAATTCGAATGCAAGTAACATCTAGTAGATTAAGTATCTCGCATATCACCTCAAGGCTTAATGCTTGACCAGGAGAACATACTCTATCCTGACGAGCATATGGTAGGTACAGCACATCCACGTCGATATCCCATATTCCAGCATGATTGAGTGCATTAACGGTAAGTTGAAGCTGCATTATCTCACCCGAATTAATGGGCTTCCAAGTCAGTACGACACGCTCAGTATCAATCTTCTTAGGCAATTGGACTTGAATCTCACCGGCTGGAAATATAAAAAGGTCAATAGGTTTATCATTTAGGAGTAGCATTCATTATCCTCTTAATATTGGCCTGTAAATCTTCATTGGACATATTTTCGGAATCGCAAAAATTTGCAAATGATATCGGATATGGCTGCTTTTTCGCCTCAGCCTTAATTTCCTCAGTCATCTTTCTCCCGCATGCGTTCAGGCAATTCGGTGAAGCGCAGTAAGTTACATCTCTAAAGCAAAGCATTAATTATTACCTCGAGCTGTAAATAGTTTCGAGCCAATGTGGTCTACAGTCGCCATAGAGGCGCAGACAAATAGTGTCACTAAGGTAATGCTCATCCAAAATGGTAAATTAATGTTCTGTTCAGCCCATGGAATTAATGCCATCTGCGCGAATAAAAATATACATACGAAAGATGACAGCTTAAATATTGCTCTCTGCATTAGAATTATCCTTAATTTGTTTAGGTTTCTTTGGACGTCCTGGGTAAGGGTCTGTATCATCAGGCATAAGCTCACCTTCAGTAAATTGCGCTATTCTGAACTGCTGTTTCCAAGGGATGTAACCCTGTTTCTTCCAGCGTGTAGCATTCTGGGGGCAAATCTTAATCGATGTACATAGCTGGTACATGCTTCCGAACCATTCGACAGCTTCTTCAAAAGTCATAACACTCTCCTGTAATTTCATCCATTATACTGTAAACCGTGGTTGAAGTCTATATGCAACCTGTGTTACAATAATCCTTTACACGGAGGTATTATATGCTAACGGAAGTGCAGCGTGCTAAGAGACACGAGGGAATTGGAGCAAGCGACACAGCTATAATTATGGGGTATAGCTCATATAAAACTCCATATCAATTATATCTTGAGAAAACCGGAATTATTCAATCTTCTGATGAAATTACAGAGCTACAATATTGGGGAAATGCCCTTGAGCCTATTATTGTCAGAAGATTTGAAGAGGAAAATGATCTCGCAGTCATCTACCCAGATACAGTATATCATCCTGAATACCCTTTTATCTTCGCTAATTTAGACGGCTGGATAGAATCTGAAAATGCGGTGATTGAAGTTAAATCCGCAAATGCATTCCAGCGTAAAGAGTGGGATATGGCGTTGACGGATGGTATACCACTGGCGTATTTAATCCAAGTAGCGAAGCAATGCCTTATTACAGATGCGTCCAGAGGTTACTGTGCTGTCCTTATCGGCGGGATGGAATATAAGCAGTTCGTCTACGAGCGTGACGCAGCCCTAGAGGCTCTAATCCTACAGGCTGATATAGATTTCTGGCATTGCGTTCAGAATCGCATTGAACCCCCCGCAGTGTCTACCGCAGATTGTCGATTAAAGTTTCCAAAGCCTCACCCAGATAAGGTATGTCATTCGAATTTCCGTACAGCTAATGCTCTAAAAGGTTTAGCGCAAGTCAAATTGTCAATGAAGGAGCTTTTGGAGAGTGAAGATAAGTTTAAGATTGAGATTATGGATCATATGGGTACATCTGAGTATCTGGTGGGTCAAGATGAAGAATTGCTCGCTACTTGGAAAGCGACTAAGAAAGGTCATAGAGTATTTAACATTAAGTGAGGGATCACATGAGCGATACACACATATCAACGGTTGTAGAGGATTCTCGGCAAGAGGATCACATGAGAATAAGTCGTCTGGATGATAGCCTCTTCTCGAAGGATTTAGCGCCACATTATATGCAGTTATCCACTAAGTTAGCATCTTCGGAATTAGTCCCTAAAAGCTTCCGTGGTAAGCCACAAGATTTGTTCATCTGCTGGGCGATGGGATATCAAGTGGGTCTAACGCCAGAACAGTCCATGCAATGTATCGCTGTCATCAATGGGAAACCTGCGATGTGGGGCGATGATATGCTGGCACTCTGCATGACCCATAAGGACTTTGAGGACATTATTGAGACTCCGATCCTCAAAGGAGATTCGGTGATTGGCTATACCTGCATTATCAAGCGTAAAGGCCGTTCAGACCGTCATAGCGAGTTTACGATGGACATGGCTAAACGTGCTGGGCTATTAGCTAAGGGCGGAGTTTGGGCGCAATATCCAGAGCGTATGCTTAAGCTTCGTGCTAGAGGATTTTGCCTCAGAGATGCTTTCCCAGACGCTCTAAAAGGTATCAAGCCACGTGAAGAAGTTGAGGATTACATCGATGCCGATTACACTGTTGTCGAGAATAAAGGCTCACGTACCGAACAGTTGAAACAACATTATCAAGCTAAACAGGGAGTTGCCAATGAGATACATCATCAACCAGATATTGCTGTGGAGAATTGCAGCTCTGGACAAGAAGCTTCAGAAGAAGCTAAAGCCGTGGTTGAAGATTCGTCTCAGGAAGAAGCGACTAAATTACATCTTGAAATTAAGCGACTCATCCCTGAAAGATTGTTTACTGAAGATAGGTTGACTAAGGCACTTTCATATTACGAAGTTGACTGTATCGAGAGCCTTCCTGTAGAACATGCCAAGCACTTCATTGAACAGCTTTTGAAATTATAAGGATATTAGAATGCTAAATTTAGCACAAGTTTTAGGCAGAGTAGGTAATATTGATTCTAAGACGACGTCTACTGGGATTAATATTACTAATCTAAGCATTGTTACCTCGAAGAAGATTGTGAAAAACGGTCAGAAAGAGGAAAAAGTTACATGGCATAATGTCACGCTTTTTAATAAGCTCTCTGAAATTGCGCAGAAGTATGTAGCCAGAGGTGATTTACTCTATATTAGCGGTGAAATGGAAGCGCAGAAGTACACCGC